GAAATGACATGGGCTAGTGTGTTTAGAGGAAGTAAACATGAAGCATTGCTCATGACATATGAGGATAATGTAGATGTTGATTACTTGTATAACTTAACAGAAAGAATAGAAGAAAAATACAAAGAGTTGATAGCATTTTGGAGTCACCCAGTAGAAGGTGATAATAACACACCTAAACCGTGTGTGATAGTTCAAGATAGAGAAGAACTAACAGACTTAAGAAAAAAAATAGGATTTGAAAATGAGTGAAGAATTCACAGCAGAAGATAAAGCAACATTAGACGAAAAAGTAGCAGAACTACAAGAAATAGTAGAAAAGGCTCGTGAAGCAATTAAAAATCATGGCTAAACCAACTGTACAAAGTGTAAATGCTGACTTAATCAAGTTAAAAGCAACAAATACTGCTGAACATAATGCACTTGAAAAGAAAGTGGATAATTTAGAAACACAAATAAAAGAAAACAAGTCATTCTTTACAGAACGTTTAGATAGATTAGACAATAGAATATGGACTATTGTGATACTTACACTAGGCAGTTTACTTGCTAGTGTTTTAAGCATTGCAGTAGGAATGTAAGGGCTATACAACGCACACACAACGTCTGTGTGCAACTTTAAGAGAATATATGACCACAACTAGCACAAAAGTAAAAGCACTATACAGCAACGTTGTTGCTCAAAAGAAAATGCGTATCAAACGCACCAAATCACCTAAGACAACTAAAAGATAATGCCAGTTCCACCTAAATCAGTACAGAATGCGGCTAAAAGAGCACTTGAAGCCAGAGACAAAGCAACGCCTAGTAGACGTGCAATGACTAGAGTAGGACTTGCTAGAGCTAATCAACTTGCTAATGGTGACAATGTAAGTGAAAACACATTGCGTAGAATGGTTAGTTATTTGAGCAGAGCTAGAGACAACTATCAACGTGCTAAGTCTAAAGGACTAAAAGCAGAAGAATCACCGGCTATTCAAGCCTATCTCGGTTGGGGCGGATCAAGTGCCTTAACATGGGCAAGAAAAGAACTCAATAAAACCTCATAAATCACCAAAAGAAGATAAATAATATTGTGTAAGGAATACCGATAAAACTAGTTCTAGTTTTATCTAAACAAGTATGCCATATTTGTTTTTCCTAATTACAACAGACCTCTATATTTGTTTTGAGCTCCACTTTTAATCGATATGGTCTGGAATAATAGTTTGATCTCCATTGAACTTAAAATTCCTTGCACACTATTCTCATAAAATTTTTATTTTAGAAGCCCTTTAGAGATAAAGGGTTTTTTTTGACCTTTTTTTAGCACTAATTTATGTTATTTTGGTAAATAAGAATGTAAGGCAAATACATTATGGCAAACAAAGAAGATATAATAACACAAATTATTCATGACCAACGTCATGAGAAGTCAGTGCGAACATTTCTCAAAGGTTTTCAACTAAATGAAGAACAGTTGTACATGCCAAATGCAAATTTGTACTGCAAAGCTCAGGTATTATGTAATAACAAAGTAGTAAGTGATAAAGATAAGAAATATCTCAAACACTTTATGCGTTTTTGGCAGTTTAAAAATGGTTGTATAACCAAAAAGAACAAAAAACGTGTGCTTGGTATTATAAATTACTACGAGCAACAAAAACAGAATGCAAACAACAAACTGTTAAGACAAAAACTGAGACCAAACAGTATAAAACAGTGATTAGCACAATGCAAAGAAGTGCTGTTAAAAAAACTCAAGTACAATAATGACGTAAACGGCTTGAGGCTCAAAGAATTACACACTGACCTCCAAGGAGGTGTGTAGCAGAGCGTGTGAATGCGGTCTATCCTACAAGAGAAAGTAGGAGGGGTATATGATAGTCAACACTCCCCTTAAAAAGATGCTTGGAGAAGTATAGAAATATACACGGCCTTTCAGGGCTCTCATGTGAGAGTTGAGGTGCTGTGCCTTTGGCATGGTTATATTTTTTCTCTTTATAAAATACAGTTTGCATTCTTCTGAGTTGATTATCATCAACCCATTCAGACCAACCTATCAAGTTGAGGTGAAGTCAATAGGTTCAAACGAACTAATAAAAAATTGAAGTGAGTTAAATTGCAATTATATATCTACAACGAGTGCTAACGAGTTGTAGGAGATAATGCAATTTCAACAGGACGTAGTCTTGTTGATTAAATAGATTATTTGAGGTATAATTTTTTAGGAAATTATGCCTTTTGCCTTGACTTAGACTTCTAGAATATGTTATAATAAGCACATGAATAATAGTTTATACAAAAAACACAAAGATTGCAAAACAGTAATAAACTGGGCTAGAGTAAACACATATGGATGTCCAGCATTGTGTTGTGCAGAACATTTTGATAAAAAAGGCAGATTACAATGGTTAGATTGGTTAAACACTACACAACTTGCGTACTGTATAAGTGAATTAGAACTCACAGAAATACATGTAGAACCAAATCCTCATTACAGAGAAAATAGTGTTAAAGGTAACGTTTCTGCGTATTTCGAATAAGTATATGTATGAGAATAAGCAATAAACAGCCACATAAAATAAGCACTGAATTAGATTATCAAATAACTCAATTACAAAGAGAAATTGAATGGATATTGTTTAAAGATAAACAAAAGAAAATAGTCCATCAACTGATGTTAAAACGTAAATATCAAGAGCAAAAGCAACAAAAACCACCAAAAAACTAACAATCATTATAAGTAGTTATAATGACTATTCAACAACTGCTTGATGCTGTTCAAGAAAAACACAGTACTATAAGAAGTTCATACAAATGGACTTACAGAACATACTTCGAAGAACTGAGAACTAAACATTTAAAAGATGAGTACATCAGTGAAGCAGACATCAAGTTTCTAGAGCATATACTATACACAGACTACAACCAATTGCGTGAAAAAGCATACATAAACGGTGTTTGGTATGATTATGCACCAAAAGACACAAAATTATACAATTTAGTGTATAATAAGCGGGTAAAATTCGCCCAATTAGGCAAATATAGATAAATAACATTGCAACTTACAGTATAAGGTTATAATTATACTGATTTACAGAAATAGCAAGTATGACTGAGCAAAACGATAAGACTACATATCAAGTTAAGAACGTCAAGTATGGTGAAAAGACTGTACGTGGCAGAGTTGTGGGTCGATCAAAGACAGTTATACCTGAAGAAGAGTTTCTTAAGTTAGCACAATTACATTGCACATGGAAAGAATTATCTGACTTTTATTCAGTTCCAGTAGGCACATTGCGGGACAACTTCGCTGATTTATACAAAAAAGGCACAGTTGACACGAAGCAACGTCTACGTAAGGCACAGTTAGACTTAGCAATAAACAGACATGACAGAGTCATGCTTATATGGCTAGGCAAACAAATGCTAGGACAATCAGAGTCACCTGCTAACAATGACGATAGCATGATACTTCCATGGAATGAGGATAAAGACGATGAAGTCTAAACAGTCGAGGGGTAAGACCTCCAAGCAGTAGCCACTTCGTTGATGACTAGATGGACATCAACACCGCTGAACTGAGAGGCACCCGTTTTTTAAAGGTATAAACAATGGAGATATATAGATATGAAATTACCAGATAATTATAAAAACGCACCAACAGCCGGAAAACTCAACACATTTTTGTTTATAGGACTTAGTTTTATGTGGGGACACATGCTAGATCTTATTTCATTATGGTTCTTGCCACTAACAATATTTTGTTTAGTAATAAGTTATGGTTCAGAAGTAAATGAAAACAAAAAGAAAAACGACTTGGTGTTATAATGGCCAAGAAGATAAAAAATTGCAAAAAGCCTGGACTCAAAGGCGAACCACATTACATAAATGAAATACCTGAAAAGTATATTCAAATGTTTCACAATAAAATACAAGTACAACCAAACGGTTGCCACCATTTCAAAAGTGCTGTTCAAAACACAGGATACTGCAATTGGTATTATAACAGAGAATCAGATAACAGAACCAGATACATAACTGCTCACAAGTTTGGTGCTCTCATAAGTGGCAAGTTCACAGAAGACCAAATAAATGATTATTGTGTGCTACACAGTTGTGATGCAAACTATGATGTAGATGATATAACATATAGACAATGTGTAAATCCAGATCACCTTTGGAGTGGCACAGTAAAAGACAACATGCAAGACTGCATAAAGAAAGGCAGATACAAAAAACCTCCTAGTTATTGTGGTGAGGAAAACTACAACAGCACAATAACTGAAAAACAAGCAAAGTTTATTATTGAGAATCATTATGTTATATCACAACGTAAACTTAGTGAAATAATTGGTTGTCATGTAACAACCATACAACAAATCCACAGTAACAAAACGTGGAGACACTTGCCAAGGCCAAAACATGCGTGACATGAATGATGTTAGAGACATCATTATGCAATGGGAAAAAGGTTTTGAAACACGTGAAGAAGAAATGTTTTTCTATCTCAAGCATGGCAAATTGTTGCATGAAGAATATTGGGATATGATGCCTATGGGTGGCAGTATAAAAGAACACCCATGGGATCATACTGATGACTAATAGTTTATTATAAGACACAATTATGATACTCTCTAAACCACAACAAGTAATCAGCAAAACAGATGCACGTTTTAAAGTTGTGGTTGCAGGTAGACGTTTTGGTAAATCATTTTTATCAATAAATGAATTAGCCAAGTTTGCCAGAATGCCAGATCAAAGATGCTTGTATGTTGCACCAACATATAGACAAGCAAAAACAGTTATATGGGACGAACTAAAGAATCAACTTTATGCTGTACGTTGGATAAAGAAAGTAAATGAAAGTGATCTAACTATACATTTAATAAATGGTAGCACAATATCAATACGTTCAAGTGATAACAAAGATGCATTACGTGGTGCAAAGTATAACTTCATTGTGCTAGATGAGTGTGCAGACATGGACCCAGATACTTTTTATAGTGTGTTAAGACCAACGTTATCAGACACAAAAGGACATGCATTGTTTATTGGTTCACCTAAAGGTGGAAATTGGTTTTATGACTTATATGTACAAGCAGGTGCAACAGATGATTGGAGTGCC